CTCTTCTTCTTCATCATCAGGTCTTCTAGGGCCTCCTATGCCTAGGATTTCCTTCTCTTCATCAGAGATTACAGAAATGGCCCCATAGTCATCGCGCGCCATGGATATTCTTATTTACGACATCCTACTATTTAAAGCTTTTGCTCTAATCTTCAAAAATAATGGGATTATGAGGTGTCCCATCACCTCTAACTACGTTTTCAACCAGTCTTATCGTCATATTTGTAGGAAAAGAATCTAAGTTAGTCTCTTTTTCTATCATTTCCAGCATATTATCTCTAACATCAGTCTGTTGCTTCATTCTTAGTAGTTTTGAAATATCATCCTTCATATTTAAGAGACTATACTTTGAAAAACTTGTAGAAAGGTCTGTAGCTGCACCAACAGACTCATCTTCATCATCGAAATCAATACAGGTATATTCCATCTTTTTATATTTCATATAGGCAGAAGCTACAACATCGTCAACATAAAACGATTGTTCGTAAAAATTAAAAGCTCTATACCAAAAAGCAGGAAAATCCTTAAGTTTTTTAGTGGGTACTATCCATGAATCAGCTGCTTGACAAATAAGAAAGGATTCATCCACTCCTTTACTCTTATCGTCCTTATCTATCCACCACCACATACCATAAAATGATGCAGATTCGTTTTTATCAAGGTTTTCTATCAATATTTCAGCTGCTTCATTCTTAAATTCTCTATCATCGTCACATACTATCACATATTCTGTATCTGCATACGAGGCACACATCCATTTAGTTGCAGGACCATAGTCATTACACCTAACAATATCTACTCCAGACATTTTTTCTAACCATTTAGGTACATCATAGTCTATACCCCATCTGAGATAGTGATTAGGTATGGCAATAAGTATATGCTTAGGTTTAACTGTTTGATTTTTGAGAGATTCAATGGTTTTACATAAAGCCTTCTTCTCCTCTATCCTTTCGGGGGTTGTTGTTAAAACATAAGAATAATCAACACTTTTATTGTTATTAGCGTCTATATATATTCTTCCTCCGAATTTTGTATCATAATAGGTCTTAGTCATCCCAAACCTCATTCTTTGTACCTTCTTCTTCTATATCTAACGCTGATTGTATAGTATCTTCGTCTAATTTAGAGTTCGTAAATGTATCTTTATCCCATTTCTTCTTTTTACCACCTTTAGGTTTCCATACTGGTATCTCAGCATCACATGTACCACCGTTAGATGTGTGGAAAGAGCACCATTTACATAGATTTTGAGGTTTCTGTTCGTATTTTTCCTCTACTTCCATCCTTTCTTTGAGACAATCGTGAACAAACATGATAGTTTCTTTAGCCTCATCAAGGACTCCTTGATTAACTTTAACAAAAAATGTGTCGTCAAAGCGTAAATAGTTAACTCCAACAAAATTTGGCATCTCACCCATCTCTAACGTGTATAAAAATGCATATATTATCAACTGTCGGTAGTAGTCTTCAGGTAAATAAGGCCCATATCTCTTAGACGTTTTATAATCTAATAGTGTAGTTCCTCCATCGAAGTCATTACATACTGCATCTACTATCCCAATAACGGCATAGTCGTTTGATTTTACCCATTTTTCTGCATATTTAGGTGCAACTGAGTTCCAAGCTTGGTATTTTGACTTATAAATCTTCCATTGTACCATCTCGTTTAGCTTTTTATTCACTGAACCAACAAAATTCTGTAATAATTCCTGTGTTTCAAGCTTCATAGCTGCCATTTCTTCTGGCGTGTGTAGTTCTAACAACCAACCTTTACTGTCTATATCACTAGACCATCTTGTTTGGAACTGTTCTTCCATCCATTCTGAAGGACTTCCCTTCTCCCACGCTGAAAAAGTCCTAAATTGTTTCTTAAATAGGTCTTCTAACACCGCATGTACTAAAGTTCCACGAAATAAATGGATTGTTTTCTTCTCTGGTATCTTCGCAATGTACTTATAGTAGAATTCTCGAGGACATTTATGGTAAGTATTGATTTTTGAAGGCGATAAACGCATAAAACTGGGTTCCCATCCTTCTGGTTTCATTATTTTACCTCCGCTTCGGGTTTTCTATTGTATCTAAGTGCCCAATTCATTGATATTAAAGAGGCTTCATAACTATCCATCTGCTCCTCATCGTCACAAAAATAGACATTTACATTAAAATTAGCGTAACCATACTTTTGTAAGTCGTATATTAGGTCTTGATTATGTGTTTTTTCCCACCAAAACCCTTTTGGATAGCGTTCACAGAAGGATTTTGTTGTTTTTCCTATATAAACCTTTCGGTTTTGCGTATTTTGGATAGTATAAACCACCATTGGAGTATTAAATCTAGGTTCAGTAAAGTCTGGCATTGATATTGGGCGTTGTTCTTTGATGAATTCTACATGTGCATGCTTAATCAACTCAAGAATTGTTCGCTCGGATATTGTTATACCTTTCTTTTCTGTGTTTTCAGATATAGCGTCAATACGCAATAAGGCATCTTCTAGGCTACTCATTATTTGTCTCCTGTTGGAATACTCTGTATGACTTTCCATGGAAACCATCTGGGTCTTCATCCATGCCATACCCTTCGTATCCAGTAAAATCTTGACCTATAAGCGCATTAGGCTCTACTTCGGCGCGGGCTGCAACTTTAAGCAAAATAAGATAGCCAATTAAATCACTTAAGGTATCTTCATCTTGCTCCCCCCGAAAGCCTCGTGTAGCTATTCGGCTCAATTTATCATCAATCCTAACTAGGATTTGCTCTATAGAGCCCTGTTGACTAAATATACGCTTTGGGGAAAGCGCACTGTCGCCGTACTTCGCGTTCTTTTCTAGAAGCAAAGTCTTAATATCATCACATACTTGGGCAATAGCCGTTGTTGTCTTAATATTTTTCTTCATTGTTGTTCACTTTTACTACACTGTTGAGTCCCTATATAAAGGTTTTGCTGCCCCCAGACGTAGGATGCTTAGTAGAGCCCTGCTTAGTATAGATATATAGCTATATTATAGTATACGGCTATTGCTTAATATTACTTTCAAAATTTCCAGAATTTGTTTAAACCCCTAGATATGATTTTGAGTTGCTCTGTGCCGTATCGTTTAGACGGGGGGTGGGTGGACCACACACTAACCTATTGTGGGGTGACCGGCTTCATGTTTAATTACGCCACACACCCCGCCGAGTGTATATCTGACAGATGCCCCTTATATACCCCCTTCCAGAATGAGAGAGCCCGTGCTCAAATCGTCACCCATAAGTATATATATAGGTTCAACCTTGTCTATTCAGAGGCAAAATATGAAACAAAACATAACTCAAGCACAGGTAGATGCCCACAATAGGGCTGTAATAAAGCGCATCGTCGCTATGCAAATATGGAAGCAGACTTCCAGAATGGACACCCCAACACGCCATTCAACATGGAGTAGGAGCTGAAATAATGCACGGTATAATAACAATGTTAAGAGCATTAAGATATGACCTTGAGTCTTTAGATGATGACACATTGATTGAACAATATGAAGATACACTTTGTAATGCAGAAGATATGCTTATGGAATATTCCGATATGGGGGGGTATTAAATGGGTAGTATGGTATGCTTATGTGGTAAGAGGTATAGAGACCCTATCAATATCTATACTAAAGAGAAAGACCCTTTCTGGTTATGCTTAGAGAAGTGTCAGTCTGGTGACAAGCCTACCTATGAAGAAGTCCATGAGCACAATGAGTGCTGGGACTACAAGGTCGGCGGTATGGTATGGGGTAAATAAAAAGGGTCGCCCTACGCCCCACCCATACCCTTATATAGGCAGACCGTATGGGTATTATAGAGGTAAAACATGAATCAACCAACAGTAAACGAAATGATTAGATTAGGTTTCGAAGAGTCAGACATTATTATGTGTGACCTTTGCAATGACGCAGTAGCAGTGCATGAAGCACGCAACTATGAGGTATGCACGGATTGCTACCATGAATTGGGGGTATAAACATATGACATATAGAAATTGGTTAATCAATTATATGATTAATGTATCATATCAAACGCGCAAACTATAAACACAATAGTGGAGATGTAGTGTAGTGGCCCAGCATCGTGGGCTTTCGACCCACGGACCCGGGTTCGAATCCCGGCGTCTCTGCCATTTAACCCAAACCCTTATATAGGGATGCGTCTATGGTATATTACAAGGGCAAGAACGGTTGCAAACGGACTTGCTCGAAGGTTTGGTGTATACCGAAAGCTATAAATACACCACCCTATATAAAGGTTGCGGGGTGCACGGCGCCAGTGTTTAACCGCGCCGGTTACCCCACTGAGTATATATACCCCTCTCTATCTCAAAAAGTGCGAGCGGAACCTAAAAGGGGGTATATAAGCACCCTCGACCTTTATATACTAATTTGACCCATACCTTTATATACTTTGAAACTGTGTGTAATATAGAGGAAAAATATGAGTAAATTCGATAAAATACCTACAGGAAAGAAGTCCAAATTTGGACAGCCATTATTTGAGTGTAAGCACTGCGTTTCACTAAATGAAAATTTAGATGGTCACACTTGCACTTATTATTTATTAAATGCACAATTATGCTGGGACCACTTTCAGGAGTTCCACGCATGAGCCACGATAGAGTAATGGACATTCTTAACAGAATGATAATTGAAATTGATGAAGCTTTAATAAAAGCTAAAGCCCAAATGGAATATTTGGATGACCGTGAAATTGACTTAATGAAACTCGGTTTTGAAGAAGATATAATTTCAGGAGACATGATGCGAGATGAGTAAATTCGATTATCCATACTGTGAAGTATGTGCAGAAGAATTGAGACTATTCATAGATGCTACTAAAGTAGCTCGTGGTTATGAAGTATGTGATAACTGTTATTATGACTTAGGAGTATAAATCATGGCGTTAAAATTCAACAGAAGATGGCGTAAAATAGCCAAAGAAATTAGGAGTATAAATGAGTGAAATTATTATTACTGATGATGAGATGAAGGTCTTAAAGAAGCATTACTATGGTGGTAAAGCCTTTACAACCGATGAGATGCTTGACCTATGGCACGACATCGTCGAACAAATTATCAACGGATAAGTATATATACCCCCCTGAGTAGAAAACAGGGTATATAAAGGCTTCGCCAGCCGCCCCGCCATTGTGGGGCGGGCGGAAGCGCTGAGTAAAAAGGGCGAGCGGAACCTAAAAGGGGGTATATAAGGCTCCCCGTGCTTTATATACTAATTTGACCCATACCTTTATATACTTTGAAACTGTGTGTAATATAGAGGAAAATATGGACAAAGACGACATATCTATGAGCTTGTGGCACGAATACTCCGACAACGGAGGCAGTGCAGACTTTGAGACCTTTTACGGTCACAATGTAGAGAACCAAAAACTACTCGTGAGAGTAGCTAAAGGGAAAGCTTTATTAAGGCGGTCCCTATAAGGTAAATAGAGGTAAAACATGATAAGAAGAACAGAAATCTTAAACACGCTTGAACAAATGGTCGAAGCTCTTTACGAGGTCGGTCATGAAGATGCCCAATATTTCGAGGAAATGGTTGGCGAAACTATGGATATAGTTATGGAGTATGACGAATGAACTACACCAAAAGAGCTAATATTGAAAGTTGTAAAGCTAATGACAAGGGATATATTTATGCCCTTGTTGATTTAGATGAACCGTCAAAATGGGATATGATAACCTATGACGATAATAAAGACGCTCACCTAAAAGAGAACGTTAAATATATTGGAGTCACAAGTAATCCGGTAGAAAGATTTTGCGACCACCGATGCGACAAATCCAAATCTAAAAAAATAGGTATGGTTATTTTCGATGAAGCCAAACATCCAGCAGAAGGAAAGGCTAAAGAAGGAACAGCAATCTGGGAATTTATCCAAAAATACGGACATGGACCAAAATATCAAAAAGGTGATGACACATGGGCAGGTGCATAATATGGCTGAAATAGTTATAACTGCATCGGCCTATCTTTCAGCGTTTGTATATTATATGAGGGAGGCTTTTAAATGACTAAGTGGTGGGTTGAACTTGGTGACCTATATGTTAGTAGTGAACTCATAGAAAGGATTCTAAAAGAACACGAAGACGAAGAAGGGGGTATATAAAGGCCAATGCCAGTCGCCCCGCTCTGTGGGGCGGGTGGCGGCGCTGAGTAAAGTAACCTTTATATAGGGGCTTGTCCCTGTAGGTATAGAGGTAAAAGTATGATGTCAAGAAAACACTACGAACAAGTAGCCGAGATATTAAGGAAGTTCCCCTTTGGGACTTCTGAAGCAAGTCAGGCAGTATTAGCCCGAGCATTCGCTGAGATGTTCAGCGCAGACAACCCAAGATTCGACAGGGAAAGGTTTTATATAGCCTGTGACGTTGGTATAGTATGAGCTTCGAGAACATTAAAAGAAATGATAAGAGATTCAGAAAGTCCCCACGCAGAACATCGGGGAACTGGATGGATGCCATGACACCACAAGGCCAAGCCTTGTATTGCAACGAACACGTAGAGAACTCCTACGGGTTCAATTAAGATACTCCATTAATGGAGATGCCCTGAGCAAGGCTATGAAAAAAGGCTCACATTGCAAATCATGCAAAAGCTTATATACTGGCTCCCTATTGTATAGTTAGAGGTATAACATGAGTAAAAACGAATGTAACAAAACAAGAAACATAGATGACCCGTATGAGGTCTACCAAGGACCCGGTAATTTCGAATGGAGAGTATTGAGGAAATACCAGAATCCTGAGAACGAAGCAAAGAACCCTTACGCGCGCTGGTATTGCGCAGTTAAAAGTGACATGACACACGGTTCTTTTGAATTCGGAGACGTATACGTCTCTGATATCATGCAGTATGGGCACAAAGTATAAATAGTGCCCTGCTATTGTATGTTTAAGAGGTAGCTATCTCTTACGGCCCTGAGTAAACAATTCGCCCTTTCAAGTATTTTCAAGTCGCTGGACACGTCACTCCGTTAAGTCATTGTGAGACGTCGACCCCTCCACACTGAGGACTCGAGACACGCTTTATCACGACCACTGAACTACAAGGAAACGGAGCGCCAATATGTTTACTACTCCTCTCTCCTGACCGTTCGCGGTTTGACTGAGGACAGGGCCACCCCCTTAAGATGACAAAAATCGTTATGAATAGGGCAGAGGAAAGTGGGACGCCCATCACCTTTATATAGGGTGCTCTGCCCGAACTGACGTACATTGACAATCGCGACTCGCCCCACAATGCGGGGTGAGCGGACGTACTGAGTAAATAGATAACAGAAATATAGCACCGGAACGTATAACGGACTATATAAGTATCCTCAATCCTTTATATACTAAATCGAGGCAAAGCTTTATATACTTGCTATACTATGTAATTATACCAAGAGGTGAAAAAATGGTAGCAACGAAAAAGGACCAAAAAAGCACAGCTATGGACTATTTATCAGCCCCTCGTTCTGAGGGTTTGGTAGTAGCTCTATTATCTCTCTTAGGATTTGAGGCGCCGAAAGGTGGCCGACTTCCTGCGGGAGTGAAATATGACTCATTAGTCGCCATGAGAGATGTTTTCTCTATTGAGGAATCATACGACGTGGTCGCCATGATTGGGTCACGGATAGCCGAGCTTCAAGCTGGTCGTAGGAATGGTTCAAGTGCCAGAATTTCAGCTTCACCAAAATCCATTATGGAAGCGGTAAAGTCTGGAAAATTGTCGCTGGATGAACTTAAAGAAGCTATTGCTTCTTTAGACTCCTAAGGCTAAAGGCTTAAATGTTCAATGGGGAAAGAGAGTATAAGAGTTTCCCCCAATTATGTTAATGGGATAGCTTCCCGTTATAGTGAGTGGCTGAATAACTCCTTCCCAAAGGGAGTAA